TGGGGCAAGAACCTGCGCGAGCGCGTGCGAGGTTTTTGGAAACCGGCAAAGGCTTTTGGAAAGAGGCCGAAACACCGCGAAAGGAGCCGAAAAGATGGCAAAAGCCAGGACGATCACGAAGCTGCTGGAGCTGGCCGACGACTACGGTGTGAAAGACAATCCGGTGGTGCAGCAGCTGGTCGAAAAATATTGGGACCTCCAGAAAATGATCAACAAGATGCAGCGGGAGATCAATGACAGCGGCCTGACCTGCACGAAGGAGTACGTGAAGGGACGGGAGAACCTGGTGGCGAATCCGCTGCTTGACATCGTGAAGAAATATCAGGACAGCTCGGCGTCGGTCCTCACCGATCTGACCGACGTCATCATCAAGTTCGGCACGACGCCGGCGAAGAAAAACCGGCTGCACGCCATGATGACCGAGGACGATGGATAATTACATCCTGGCGTACTATCAGGGGCTGAAGGACGGCAGCATCGCTGCCGGGCATTGGGTGCGGCAGTGGTACCAGATGGTCGTTGACAGAATCCAGAGCGGAGAATACGACTTCAACGTAAAAAAGGCGAACAAGGCGATCCGGTTTATCGAAGGATTCTGCCGGCACCACGAAGGGAAACTTGCGCCGCAGCTGATCAAGCTGGAACTGTGGCAAAAGGCGATGATCTCCGTGCTGTTCGGCATCCTGGACGCAAACGGGGACCGGCGCTTCCGGGAGTCCATTGTGATCATGGGCCGGAAGAACGGAAAAACGCTGCTCGCCGCGGCGATCAGCTGCTACTGCGCCTATATGGACGGCGAATATGGCGCACGGATCTATTATGCAGCGCCGAAACTGGAACAGGCGTGCCTCTGCTACGACGCGACCTTCCAGATGATCAGCAAAGAGCCGGAACTGTCCGAAATGGCGAAAAAGCGCCGATCGGACATTTACATCGCCGATACGAACACAACCATGAAGCCGATCGCCTTCTCGGCAAAGAAGAGCGACGGCTTAAACATTTCTCTCGGCGTCTGTGATGAGGTGGCCAGCTGGGCCGGGGACCAGGGGCTGAAGTTTTACGAAGTGCTGAAGTCCTCGCTAGGCGCACGCCGGCAGCCGCTGCTGCTCAGCATCTCAACGGCCGGTTACGTCAATGAAGGCACCTACGACGAACTGTTCAAACGCGCGACGGCGGTCCTGCTGGGAAGCTCCAAGGAAACCAGGCTCGCGCCGTTCCTGTATATGATCGACGATCTGAGCCGGTGGAACGACATCAACGAGCTGCGGAAGTCAAATCCGAACCTCGGCGTGTCGGTCTCGGTCGATTACATGCTCGAAGAAATTAACATCGCGGAAGGAAGCCTAAGCAAAAAGGCTGAGTTTCTGACGAAATACTGCAACATCAAGCAGGCGAGTTCCGTGGCATGGCTTGCAACGACAGACGTCGAAAAAGCCTGCCGGGAGAAATTCACCGCGGAGGATCTGCGGCACAGCTACTGCGTCGGCGGCATCGACCTCAGCCAGACAACGGACCTGACCAGCTGCTGTCTGGTGGTGGAGAAGAATGAAAAGCTCTACGTGCTGTCTCATTTCTTCATGCCGGAGAGCCGGATCGACGACGCAACGGCCTCGGACGGCATGCCGTACCGGAAATACGTGGAGCAGGGATACCTCAGCCTGAGCGGAGAAAACTATGTGGATTATCACGACTGCTTCAACTGGTTCGCCGGGATGATGCGGGAATATGAAATGCTGCCGCTGATGATCGGATATGACCGATACTCGGCGCAATACCTCGTGAAGGATCTGGAAGCGGCCGGCCTGAAGCTGGACGATGTCTTTCAGGGGCATAACCTGAGCCCGGTGATCCGGGAGTTTGAGGGCATGCTGAAGGACGGCCGCATTCAGATCGGAGAAAACAACCTGCTGAAGGCGCATCTGCTGAACGCGGCGCTGAAGCAGGATACGGAGACACAGAAGGTCAAAATGGTCAAACTGGCCACAAGGACGCGAATCGACGGAGCAGCGGCGCTGCTGGACGCAATGACGGTCCGACAGAAATGGTACATGGACATCGGACCGCAACTTCAGAACAAGAGGACGTGAAGAATGGGACTTTTTCAGAAAATATTCGGGAAGCAGGAACCGAAGCCGAAAGGTGAGTACAAAGCGCTGACTGCATACAGCCCGGTCTTTACAGACTACAACGGGCAGCTGTACGAAATGGAGCTGGTCCGGGCGGCCGTACATGCGAAAGCAACGGTCGCGTCAAAGCTCAAAGTTGAGTTCCTGGGACACGGCTCGCAGTACCTGAGCGAGCGGCTGAAAAGGCCGAATGATTTCATGACATGGCCTCAGTTCCTCTACCGGCTGAAGACCATCTATGAGATCGACAATTCGGCATTCGTCGTGCCGGTGTTCGACAAGTACAACCGCGTGAAGGAGATCTATCCGGTCCTGCCGGCACGCTGCAAGATGGTTCAGATCAACGGAGATCCGTGGCTGGCGTTCGAGTTCCGGGAAGGAAATGTCGCGCAGCTGCCGGTGTGGCAGGTCGGCGTGATGACGAAATTCCAGTACCGGAACGATTTCTTCGGGGAGACGAACCAGGCGCTTGACAGCACCATGAAGCTGATCAACATCGTCAACCAGGGAATCACCGAGGGCGTTAAAAACGCGGCGACATACAGATTCATGGCGCAGTACAACAATCTGACGTTTGCCGAGGACCTGAAGAAAGAGCAGAAGCGGTTCAACGATCTCGCCGGCCAGGACGGCGGCATCGCCCTGCTGTTCCCGAAGGCATACGACAATATCAAGCAGATCGACTCCAAGCCTTTTGTGATCGACGCCGAGCAGATGAAGGTCATCCAGCAGAGCGTGTTCGATTACTTCGGGGTGAATGAGGAACTGCTGCAGAACAAAGCGTACGGGGACAAGTGGACGGCGTTCTATGAGGGAGATACGGAGCCCTGGGCCGTGCAGCTCAGTGAGGTGCTGCTGAACATGTTCCGGCTGCTCGGAGAGCTGAGCGGAGACGCGAAAGTGGTTCTGAACGCGAACCGCATGGTCTACATGGAATCAAAGCAGCGGCTGAACATATCGACGGAACTGGCAGACCGCGGCATTCTGAACCGGGATGAGGTCCGCGCGATCTGGAACCTGCCTCCGCTGCCGGACGGCCAGGGGCAGGAATACATCATCCGCGGCGAGTACATGAACGCGGACGAGAAGATTAACGGCGGCAAAAAAGATGACGATGAGGACGAGGAGGACGAAGAGTCATGACCGAAGAACAGAAAACGAAACTGATGGAGCGGATCGGCAGCGGACGGGAATACCGCAGGACAAATATGTTCGAGATCCGGGAAGATCCGCAGAGCGAAGAAAAAGGCAAACTGGTGCACGGATACGCGACAACGTTCGGAGAGGAGTACCTGCTGTGGGACATGGGGAACTACCGCGTCCTGGAGCAGATTGACCGGCACGCGTTCGACGCCTGCGACATGTCCGACGTGATCATGCAGTACGACCATGAGGGCCGGGTATTCGCCAGAAATTCAAACGGGACTCTGCGGCTGCATGTGGACGATCACGGTCTCGGCATCATCGCCGATCTGAGCGGGACGAAGGCCGGACAGGAGCTCTATGAGGAGATCCGGGGCGGCTATACGACAAGAATGTCGTTCGGCTTCCGCGTGGCGGAAGATGAGCGGACGGTCGTGGAGGACCACGAAAACCATGTGATCACCGTGCACAGAACCATCACCAAGATTTCTAAGCTGTACGACGTTTCGGCGGTATCGCTGCCGGCGAACGACGGCACGGAAATATCTGCCCGGAGCTGGTCCGAGGGAGTCATCGGAGAGCTGGAAGCGGAGAGACTGAGGGCGGAAGAACGGGCGCGCAGAGTGCGTGCGATGAAACTCAAACTGGAGGTAAAAACCTGTGAGAATTGACGAAATCACTGAGCGCAGAAACGAACTGCGCAGCCAGCTCGACAACGTCACGCCGGAAACGGATCTGGACGCGATCGAGGAAGAAATCCGCAGCCTGGACGCGGAAGAGGCGGAAATCCGCAAAGCTGCCGCGGAAGCGGAGGAAACCCGGAAAAACGTGGCGCCCGAAGTGGTTGCCGAAATTACAAACCATGAAAAGGAGAACAGAAATATGTTTGGCATTGAAACCGTCGAATACCGCAACGCATGGGTCAAGAACCTGATTAAACGTGAGATGAGCGCCGAAGAGCGCAGCGCGCTTTCCAGCGCCGGGGCCGTGATTCCGACCATGACCGTGAACGCGGTCTGGGACCGTCTGGTCAAGCCGGCCGAACTGCTCGGCAAGGTTGACGTCAGTCAGTTCCCGTCTTACGTCCGCTTCCCGCGGGCGACCAGCGTCGGCGACGCCACCGCGCAGGCCGTCGGCGGCACCGTGACCGAGAGCTCGGACACCATCGGCTACGTCGATCTGACGCCGAACGAGTACATCAAGCTGCTCACCGTCGGCGCGGACATCGACCATATGGCCATCGACGCAATCCATGACTGGATTGTCGACAACCTGACGCGCAGCATCCGCTGGGCCATCAACAAGGACATCCTCGTGGGCACCGGCTCCAACGCGCTGAAGGGCATCTCGGCGAGCGTGAACGCGAGCGCTACCGCACTGACGCCGGACGCCATCACCAAGGCCGACCTGCTCGGCATCATGGCAGCCCTCGGCTCTCAGTACCAGGATGAAGCGATCTGGGTCATGAGCCCGGAGATGTTCTATACC